GTAGAGAGTGTGAGTGGAGCGAACGGCACGATCTCTGGTGGAGTGACACTGAATCAGACTGGTGCAGTTGGGAAGTCGATGTTGTTCAACGGTACTACAGGTAAAGTAATCACTACTCCTGTTACGATTACTCCTACAACATCGTTTGAATGGTGGTTCAAGACTACAAATGGTGCAGATATTACTTTTTGGGGTATTCCATTAGCAGCTTCTAATGACCGTATTCTAGTGAATACAAATACTGCAACACAGATTACTCTTCAAATCTATCATGCGAGTATTGCACAAGTCTCTACTCCAACGACTCAGAACATACCGGGTAGTTTAAGAGACGGAAACTGGCATCATCTCGTGTTAGTATTTCCTGGCAATAAAACGATGCAACTGTTTTTAGATGGAGTGTCAAGAACTGTAGACAATCTTCCACTTCAACAAGCACTGGTCAATCAAATCACTGAATTTCAAATCGGCCACCATAGCAATTTCGTAACGTGGTGGAATGGTAACATGGACGAAGTAGCCATCTACAATCGAGCATTATCAGCCAATGAAATCCAATCTCACTATCTCGCCAAGTTCGGAATCACTGATCCATCCTCCTATGCTGCGAAAGTAATATTGAGTGGGGCGAGTAATTATTGGCCGCTGAATGATTCTAGTGGTACAACAGCAGTAGATGTAATTGGTAATGCTGCTGGAACTATTAGCGGCGGCGTCACGCTCAATCAGCCGGGGGTGACCGCCGACAGTAAATCGATGACGTTTGACGGGGCGACGGGGAAGATCGTTACGGCGGCAAATGTGCCCTTGCCCTCAGTGTGTACGGTCGAAGGATGGATCAAAGCCACGTACAACGCTACACCCCGGCCAGTTTTTACGCTCGGATCGGCACAGGCGCCAGCGTTTGCGATTGCTTCGTCCCGATTGAATGTCTACGACAGCGCGAACGCTATCGGCGTGTCCAGTCTCGCGACATTAGCGAATGGGCTCTGGTACCACGCGGTCTGGGTCTTTGATGGCGCGTTAGTACTGTTTTACATCAATGGGGTGTTCGATCGGTCGTCGGCGGCGGTTCGTGCCGTGGCGGCGCCTGCGCTCGTGGGGGTGGGGCACGATCCGGCGTTCGGCCCTGATCCACGCGGCTTCTGGATCGGCTCGTTGCAGGACGTGGCGATCTACCCGCGGGCCTTGAGTGCTACAGAGATTGCACAACATTATTCAGCGAGATTAGCATAATGAGAAAATACGCGCTCATCATTTCAATCATCCTGATTACAGGATGCGACTACAATTTCATCGGGCCGACGATCAACAATAATAATTCAAACTCAAACACTAACACCATTGATATTCATGACATCGTAAATTTCGCACCAGTCCCTAATCCTACTACTCCTGTTCCTACAGCTCCGGGTACTCCGGGGCCACCGACTGAGGTTCCTGTACCAATTCCAGTTACATCGCAGGCATTAGCACAGAAGGTAGCTACAGATAATCCATTCCTTTTGTCTCATTCATGTCCTGAAACATATGGTGAGTCCGGTTGGGCATTTCTAGACCTCGTAGTGAAGACGCTGCAAGTAAGTGATTCACGCTGGGGATACTTTGTTAAACCAGATGGCACTATAAGTAAAGATGTAATCGCCTATAGAGCGACATCAGATAATGTGGGCGCGTGGGGAGTTGACATAATCCTCGATAGATGTGGTCAATCGAAGTTTAGTTGGCAGGTCTTAGGATTTGATCCTGCTACTTCTTGGTCATTGATTAGGAATGGTAGCTAGGAGAAGTTATGGCATTTGGATTGGGCGCATTAGGTGGAGTAGGTAAGGCGATGATGAATGCGCCGGGTATGGGCGCAATCAGGAAACCACTCGCGGCAGGAATGCAGAAAACACCGGGATTGAAAGGTGTAGGTAATAAAATTGGATTAGGCCCATCCAAACCTCAGCAACAGGGTGGTGGAATACAGCCAGGTATGCAGAATTGGGGCGCACCATCAGGTCCGATGCCACAACGAATGCAGCCGGGTATGCAGAATGCTGTACAGAATGCTGGTAATGCAATTGGTCAGGCATTCGGTAGGCCACAACCAATGCAGATGCAGGCACCACCAATGATGGCACCTGAACAGCAGATGCAGGAACCTGATCCACAAGCTATTCAAGCAATGCAAAACATGAAGATGCAACAGATGGGTCAGGGAATTGGTAGTGGAATGGGTCAGATGTTTGGTAGGATGGGTGGTGGACAAGGAATGATGCGTCCTCAGCCGTATCAGCGTGATATGGGACAGCAGATGAATCAGTTGGCATCACCTGATGAATCATTCGATGAGCAGCGTAAAAACAAGTTTCAGCAGATGCGCGCTGGTGGAATTGGACCACGATTCGGTATGAGACAGCCACAGATTCAACCTGAACCGGAGCCGCAGCAGTACTAACATGGCATTCTTCAGTGCGCTCGGCAACTTTCTGAAACGACCTGAAGAAGATTATGGGGTGTATCAGCCTGTCGAGCAGAGTAGGTCAGGTGGTATTGGACCGATGCAGATGCCACAAGTATCACCACCAATACCGAGTGAACCTGTTCCATCTCATGCTGTGACACCACCATCAGGACCAATGGGACCGACTAAGATTGGTCCTGAGCCTGGGTTTTTTGGTAATCTGGAACGTCAATATGCTAAAGGAGATATAGAGAATCTAGTTAAATCGACTCAGCGTGTGGTCGATACTACGAATATCGGAGCGTCATTGGATGATGTGGCGGCGCGTATGGGCAAACCTGCTGGATCATTCAGTACAGAACTAAAGAGAATATATGATCAGTGGGGCGGACATTATAATCTTTCACTTAAGGATAAATCTCGTTACAGTAGTCCTGATGATTCAATAGGATATATTGAAATGGGAGCACGACCTATCGAGGGTCATTTACCAATCAGTATGACTTACTTAGGTGATTCATATCATGGCACGGGATTAGGCGGAGAAATGTATCGGGAAGCTATTGAAAAGGTTAAGGAAAAAGGATTCAGAGGATTGGCGTCTGATCCTGATATGCGAAATGATTTTTCCAATCAAATATGGGATCGTCCTGGTATAACTAGTATCGATCGACCGGGGGGTTATAAGTATGAACTAATGTCGGAATACATTCCACGTGGTAAGGATTGGGTATCAACTCCTTTCAAGGGTTTGTTCAAACAGGATATGGCAGAACAGCCCATGTTGCCGGGAGTAAAGGAATTTCTACTCGACCAAATGAGGAATAAATCCTTCCAATCAGCAGGTGTGCGCCCCAATCCATTACAGAGTATAGTTACACAACAGAATCAACCCACACCAGATTATAATGCATTCGTTGATCGGCTTATACGTGAAGTAAATTCGAATAAGTCACAGCGTTCACTATTTCCATTCTTTGATTTTCCTGCTGGTAGATAATGGATACTGAACAGAAGAAACCAGTATTCTCCTCCAACGAGTGGAGGCCTGAGCCTAAACAGGAACTATTTCTATCAATCCCCACAACTATTAAGGAGGCATTTTATGGCGGAGGAGCAGGATCAGGTAAGTCAGATGTACTACTTCTCTACGGAATTGTCCATAGATGGCACGAACACCCGAAGTTCAAGCAAGTCTTCATGCGGCGTACCTATCCAGAACTTCGAAATGAAATTATACCCAGAAGTAGGGAACTGTATAGAAAGTTTGGAGCAACTCTCAATAAAACTGAAATGTGCTGGACATTCCCTCGTGAAGATCAATATGGCTCTACAGGTAGAGTTAACGAAGGAGCAATGATCTTTTTAGGTCATTGTGAGAATGAGGATGACGTACACCAATATGACACGATGCAAATCTGCCTCTACACGCCGGACGAACTCACGTCAATCACTGAGTGGATCTACACCTATATTACTTTCCAACGAAATCGCGCACCCAAAGATTCAGGATTACCGTCCATCACACGCGCAGCTGGAATGCCGGGCGGTATTGGACACACATGGACTTATAAAAGATTTATCAAACCTTACCCAAAAGGTGGAAAGATTATTGTCGGACGAGGTGGAAATAAGAGAATCTACATACATTCTACTCTTGAAGATAACAAACACATTGACCCAACATATAAGCAGTCATTACAAGGCATCACAATTGAAGCTGAGCGTAAAGCGAAGCTACTAGGCGATTGGGATGCGTATCAAGGACAAGTTTTCGATGAGTTTAGAGACAGGAAGTTTGAGGATGAACCATCGAATGCTATTCATGTGATTGAACCATTTGAGATTCCTCAATGGTGGCCGCGCATGGTAATTGGTGACTGGGGCTTTGCTGCTATGACTTGGATTGGCTATGCTGCAATCAGTCCTAACAAGAGAGTCTACATTTACCGCGAACAGTATTGGGTTAAGACGAAGATTGCTGAGTGGGCACCACATGTCAAACTATATATTGACAAGGAATCTCCCCGTCTCATCAGATTCTGTAAGTCCGCAGGTCAGGATCGCGGTCAGGAGCATACAATACAGCAACAGATTGAGGATGAACTGGGTCAATCCGTGGAACTCTCCAATAATACTCCCGGTTCGCGCATTGCTGGAAAACTACTCATACACGAATACTTACGGTGGCAGCCAAAACTGATAAATCAGCAGGAAACACCTGAATACAGCGAAGACTATGCGATGTGGATTATGCGGAATCGAGGAATGGTGGAATACAAGTCATACTTGAAGTCATTTGAACCACAGGAACCTGAAACGAACATTCCAAAGCTTCAAATCTTCAAGGGATGTGAGATTTTAGTAGAGGCCATTAAGGCGTGTTCATATGACAAACCAAAAGGGAATAAACCTGCGGAAGACATCGCGGAATTTGAAGGTGACGACCCAATCGACGGACTCAGATATCTTGTGGATGCAGCTGAGGGCTTCTTTGATGAATCAAATCAAGAATTTAAGAAGATTCAGGCGCAAGAAGCTCTCGTCAATAAACTGAGTGCGAGTCAGGACTGGACAGGGTTCTACCGTAACATGCGTAAGGTAGAGGAAGATGATACAATCAAACCAGTCAGTAGGTACAGACATTGATTAAGGAACTGTTCAGAAAGTGGTTCGGGCTTCCTGATCCTACCTGCGCAACTTGTGAGGTTCTGCGCGAACAGCTCACGATGAGTGAGCGAGAACGCCGCGAACTGTTAGGCAAGTTGTTGGAAAAGGATAAGCCCGAGCCTCTTCTTTCTTCATCTAATGCTGAGGATTTACGTCCATTCACTCCACAATTTGTGCCGTGGAGAGTTAAGCAGCAGATGTTGGAAGCAGAGGATCGTAAGCGCGCAGAATTGATGCGTGGTAAAGCGAAAGAAATCGAGGAGTTGGAACAGGAGTTGGGAGTCAGCAAATGATTTACACGATTCTCGTCCTCGTAATCCTCGGATTGTGTCTCTATCTAATCGAGACATATATTCCGATGAGTCCCCCGATTAAGTTGGTGATTCGCATCGTCGTGGTGATTTTCTGCGTGCTGTGGATATTGAAAGTATTCGGTATCGCTGATGTTCCTATGCCGAGAGCTAGGTGAATCATGGGATTCATAAGTAAACTGGCACTAGGAGGCGGCAAAATCGGTAAAGTTGGCGGTAAGAATCTCCTTAAGTATGGAACAGCATTTATACCGGGCGTAGGTCCACTCGTATCGATGGGTATTAATGCAGCTACTAGTGCTGCTGATGCGAAGATGGAGGGTGGTAGTTGGGGTGATGCTGTTAAAGCAGGTGCAATCGGCGGCGCTACAGGATACATGGGTGCAGGTGGATTTGGTAAATTAGGAAAACTTGGTAAAACCTTAGCTGTTGCAAATACAGTCGCTCCATTAGTAGGAGAAGCCGTGGCATCTCGTAATTCTGGTTCAAATTCGCGCACTTCAGGTATCGGTCCTTCCACTAATCCGTCCGCTGTGTCGAGAACTGGACAAGCGATGCCTAAAGGTGGATTCAGATACAGCGAGAATCCATTAAATCAGTATGATCAGTCTAGTCCTAATCTGTCGATGGCACTACATCAAGGGCGACAGGAAGCGATTAGGAATCAGCCATTCCGTAAAGGGTATGACATCAAGACTCTGACGGGATACGAGAATGATGACACAACTAAGCCGACATATGCGTATTCGAGTATGCCGCGCATTCAGTCAGATCGACCTGACAAAAAGAAACGAAGAAATTTGGATAATTCTGAGGTGACTCCTACTCCAGAAACCGCGAAGAAACGTGGAGGTTTGGCAGGTATTAGAGATAGGGTGCAAGCATACTAATGGTTGCTAACTATAAAAAGGCTTTTGCGCTCGGCGATCGCTGTAGAACTTGTAATGATATTGTTACAAGTGAAAACTGTGTATGGAGTGGTAATAATCTTAGAGTAGATTGTCGTAAATGTTGGACAATCAGAGCAAAGGAATATAATGCTAAAAGAGATATGAAACATCATAATATGAAACATCGATATGGAATGGTTCCAGAAGAATATAACAAGAAACTGGAATTACAATTGGGTGGCTGTGCAATTTGTAAACAACCTTGTAAAACTGGAAGAAATCTTGCCATAGATCATAGTCATAAAACTAATATACTCCGAGATTTATTGTGTCAGCGATGCAACGTAGTACTTGGACTTGTGAATGATGATGAGTTGTTATTGTTCGATATGATGGATTATCTCAAACGGCACGAGACGGAGGTGGCATCATGAAGGAAATAGATGATGCAACTAAGTCTTTATTAAAGCAAATTGTGGACCACTTTGACGACGAAGACCGCGGGGTAAGAGACCGTCAAATCAGGACGTGGCGCCGAATGAAGCTGATGTGGGAGAATATTCAGCATGCCTACTACAGTGAGGTGGCACATGACTGGCGTATTCCGGACAGTGATAGGAATGATGAGTCGGATCAAGGATTCTACGACAAACCAGTCAACATCTATCGTGCTTACCTTGAGTCAATTATTGCTGCTCTGTCTGTTACTGTTCCTCCTATTACTTGTTATCCCGACGATGCGGATAATCCTCTAGATATCACGACAGCTAAGGCAGGGGATAAGATTGCAGAACTCGTCTTTAAGCACAACAATGCGCCCCTGTTGTGGCTCCACGCATTATTTGTGTACTGCACAGAAGGAATGATTGCGTGTTACAGTTATCCGCACGAGGATGAGAAGTACGGCACGTATCAGACGAAGAAGTACGAGGAAGTGCCGGAAAATCATGAGTTGAGTATCTGTCCAATCTGTCAGCATGAGTTGGCAGACAAGACAATCACGGCAGTTCAGGAAGATAAGTTCGCACCGACTGATGAAGATGCACCGATTGACGCGGCGATAGATGAGGGTGCAGAAATGTGCCCGAATTGTGCGGGTCAAATCGTTCCAGATAAGGTACAGCAGACAGTTACTGTGACTCGTCTAGTAGGTGTGACGAATCATCCGAAGTCGCGTATATGCATGGAAGTATTCGGCGGATTGTTCGTCAAAGTTCCGGTGTGGGCGCGCTCGCAAAAAGAATGCAATTACCTGATTTACAGTTATGAAACGCATTTCGCCAACGTCCTTGAGCAGTATCCAGATCTACGAGATAAAATCGTCAAACAAGGATCATCGAACTACGACTTGTATGAACAGTGGGGACGAACGTCGCCTCAGTATCACGGTGAGCACCCAATAAACAACGTCACCGTAAGGAATTGTTGGCTTCGTCCTGCTGCTTATAACGTGCTAAATGCTGATGAAATGGAGGATCTGCGTAAGCAGTTTCCTGACGGTTGTAAAGTGGTGGTGGTCAATGATCAAGTTGCACATGCTTGTAACGAGAATCTTGATGACTTTTGGACTATTACTCATAATCCCCTCTCAGATTATCTTCACTTCGATCCGATTGGTTTACTTCTCACTTCGGTACAGGATATCACTAACGATCTCATTTCGCTCGTTTTACAGACAGTGGAGCATGGAATTCCGCAGACGTTTGCAGATCCAAAGGTATTAAACTTCAATGCATACCGTAATTCGGAAGTTATCCCCGGTGGAATATATCCTGCTACTCCCAAGTCGGGCAAGCCGTTATCAGAAGGGTTCTATGAAGTTAAGACGGCAACTCTTTCACAAGAAGTTTTACCATTTGCCCAGAAGATTCAGGAAATCGGTCAAATGGTATCAGGAGCTTTACCGTCTCTTTTTGGTGGCCAGATGAGTGGTTCGCGTACCGCCTCAGAATACAGTATGAGTCGGTCGCAGGCATTACAGAGACTACAAACCACATGGAAAATGTTGACGATGTGGTGGAAAGATGTGTTCGGTAAGGTCATTCCGATGTATATTTCGGAAGTGAAGGATGATGAGAAGCAGGTAAAGAAGGACGAATTCGGCAACTTCGTTAATGTGTTTATTCGGCGCGCAGAATTGGAAGGTAAGATTGGAAACATTGAATTGGAAGCGAATGAAAACCTTCCAATCACTTGGAATCAGCAGAAGGATGCTATCATGGAGTTGTTCCAGCTGAATAACGACATGGTTATGCAGACGTTGGGTTCACCTGAGAATCTGCCGTATCTCAAGCGCGCAATTGGACTGACGGACTATGTAATTCCAGGTGAAGATGATAGGCAGAAACAATACGAGGAAATTCAACTGCTAGTGAATAGTGAGCCGATTATGATGCCGCCTGATCCCATGATGGTTGAGCAGGCGATGATGATGGGTCAAGATCCATCCATGATTCCTCCGATTGAATTGCCAAGTATTCATGCAGATATGGATGTGGATAATCACATACTTGAAGCCGATATTTGTCGTCGTTGGCTCGTAAGTGATGCAGGTAGATTGGCGAAACTAGAGAATCCAGCGGGATATAAGAATGTGTTGCTGCATATGAAGATGCATAAAGACATGGATATGCAAATGCAGATGATGATGCAACAACAGATGGCCCCTCCACCGCCGGCCGGAAAAGAAAAAGAGGGAACGGCCCAACAACCAACAGAAGGTCCGCCACCACAGAGTAGCGGAGGAGTAAATCCAAATGCACAGCCCACTATTCAATAGATTCTATGCACCTCCTGATACGGGTGGGGGCGATGAAAAAGAATCGGATACTTTCGAGCTGCTAAATGTCGAAGATGAGCCTGAAGTACTTGATATTGGCGGAGAAAAGAAATCAGATGAAGATCAGCCTGCGGAAACTGAGGAGGAAGATAAAGAACCAGAAGATGGGAAAGAGGAAGAAATAGATGAACTGAAGGAAATTGAAGAAGAACTAGAGGGACCGAAAGAAGAAGATTTAGAATTGATGACGCCGGTAAGACGGCGTGAGATTCTATCGAAGTATCCTAAACTGTTCAAAGATTTCCCCTACTTAGAGAAAGCATACTACAGGGAACAACAGTTCACGGAAGTATTTCCAACTATTCAGGATGCGCGCACGTCGGCAGAGAAGGCGCGTATTCTGGACAATTTAGACCAGCAGGTAATGAATGGAAATATTTCGTCGGTACTACAGGCTGCGAAAACTGAGAATCAAGAAGCATTTCTGAAGATTGCAGACAATTATTTGCCTGCACTTAGGCAGGTAGACCAGCAGGCGTATTATCACGTATTAGGCAACGTCATAAAAGATACCATCGTAACGATGGTTCGTGAGGGGCGCGCATTAGGAGATCAGGGCGCACCATTACAGGCAGCGGCGAACATTCTGAATCAGTTCGTATTTGGTTCACAGAATTTTAGTCCGCCGACTACATTATCGCGGCAGACAGATCCGAGAGAGCAGAGCAGGGAACAGCAGTATCAGCAGCAGGAACAGCAGCGAGCTTATCAGGCATTTGAATCAGTAAGAGAGGAATTACAGACGAAGGCTGATAATGTGTTGACTGCTACGATTGACGGTAACATTGATCCGCGTGGTTCCATGACTGACTATGTGAAGCAACATGCAGTCAAGGAAGCACACGAAAAGTTAGAAGATCTGTTATCGAAGGACAAACAGTTCCGCGGCTTGTTGGATAGGCTGTGGGAACGTGCGCACGAGAGAGGTTACGATAAAGACTCTCAAGATAAGATTAAGAGCGCGTATCTAAGCAAAGCGAAGACACTGTTGCCTACAGTGATAAAAAAGGCCAGAAATGACGCTTTGAAAGGCTTAGGTAGGCGCGTAGATTCGGATGATGTGAACGAAGAAGAAAGATCGGTTCGCAAGAACCCAATTACACCCGGCAGATCCACAGCCCCCTCTAGTGGAAAATATCGTAAGGCATCAGATATCCCGCGCGGGATGAGTACATTAGATGTCCTCATGAAGGACTAAGAGGGGTAACATGGCTGTTGTAGAATCTCAAGTCGCGGCACTTGAGTTGGAGAAAGTAATTCCAAAAGTCCGCGTACTGTTTGAGCGTGATGACAAGTTCTACGCGAACATCAAGAAGCGGGATGTGGAGAAAATCTCACACCGCCAAATGCGTGTTCCGTTGGAACTGAGGCCAGGTGGTTCATTCCAGTATTTCAACCCTGATGGTGGAGATCTGGGACGTGGTGGTGGGCCTACGTTCGACAAGGCTGTACTCAATTGTGTCTTTTTGTCAGAGAACATTGAATACACCAAGTTGACACAGTGGGCAACTGATGATGCGCGCAAAGCCATCGTCAACTCGGTGCGTAGACTGACGGCAACTGCACTCGACGAAATGAGACGGCAGCTGGACAGTCAGATGATGCAGACGGGTGATGGTGTGGTTGGTGTAGTCACTACTGATACGCCGGCTGGTGGGTCGAACGTAATCACTCTGACCACGGATGGTTTTGGTGCGCGTTTGGTCCGCTATGGGCAGACGGTTCAGGTGTGGGATGCTGCGTTGGCTATCAAACGTGGTGAAGGTGTCATCACGTTGTGGGATGTTGAGAACAAAGTCATCAATATCACTCCACAGATTGCTGCTGTGGCACCGACTGACAAGTTGGTGACTGCTGGCTTGTCTGCTCCTGCATCTCTACCGGCTCTTTTTGGAGTTCCATACCATCATTCCAACGCAAGTGCTGGAACATGGCTCGGATTCTCACGTAGTACTACACCTGAGATCCGCGCTAACCGTGTGAATGCGGGTAATGCTGCATTGACGCTTCCTTTGCCACGTCTTGCGGTGAACAAGATTGGCAACAGGGTGGGAATTGACAACAATTTCAATCCTGTGGCGTGGTTGCATCCGTGTCAGATGCAGGCATACGAGGAAATCGGTCAGTTGGTTTCCATCATTCAGAAAACAGCCAAGGAAGAAGGGCTGAATATGTATTTTGGGAACAACATGCAGCTGGCTGGTGCGGGAGTCAAACCCTCATTCAACTGGGATAAGACGCGCATCGACTTCGTTGTCGATGAAGTGTGGGGCCGTGGTGAAATTCTTCCCATTGGCTTCTATACAACTGATGGCCGTAAGATCTTCGAGATCCGCGGAGCATCAGGTGGCGTAGCTGCCGCGGAAATCTTCTACATGGTGGTTGGAATGCAGACTTTTGTATCCAATCCCGCAGCGTGCAGCTACATTGATGCGTTGGCCGTTCCGGTTGGATACTAGGAGGAACTGTGGCACCTGAATCTGATTGGGGACGGTATTTGCCGTGGGGTGGTCCTACGTCAACTGTAGCATCTGCTGCTACTGTTGCACCCGGACCTGGTTTGACAGTACTCACAGGTAACGTGGCAATTGCTACGATTACGCCGCCTGTGCCGGGTCCACATTGTATTGGACTCGTGTTTGCTGGAACTGCTGGTGTGTTGGCAACTGGTAACATCGGTGCAGCCAAAGCATCAGTAGTCGGTGAATGCATGTTGTTGGTGTTCAACACAATCACCAACAAGTACGTTGCGGTTGGTTAGTTCTACGGTGGATGCTAGTAGCCGGGAAACATGTCGCCCCGACATGGGGTACTAGCATCCACTTCGCGTCATCTCATGGTGGAGGAGGAGAGATGATTCCAGGTTTAACGTCGAAGATGTCGGAAAGTACTGTAGCATCAGCAGCACAGATTGATGCGAAAACTGACATTGTGTTGGTTACTGGTACTACCGCAGTCAATACCATCAGACCTTACTTCGGTGGTGGTCAGTTCAGCGGTTTACTTGTGCTCATTCCAACCAATGCTGCTGGTGTAACACTTGGCACATCTGGTAATATTCTGGTCGGTGTAGCAGCTGCTCAGAATCGTGCTGTGTTTCTTGTGTACGTGAAGTCACTCGCTAAGTGGGTGATCAACTCCGGAGTGTAATGTGGAATCAATTGAGACTCTGAATCAGCGGCTCATAGATGAATTTGGTATTGACTCTACTTCGGGTCAACCCATGTTTAGAATATCGTGGGCCAATGATGAGACAGAGATGAGATTGATGGATCGGACGGACAATGGGGTAGATTTACTCTATCCTGTTGTCCGTGAAGTTAAGAAATATCCATATTTGAAGGATTTGTATGTGCTTGAACGGTTAGTGGCGATTCCTGAGGTAAATTTGAAGGAATTACCGGCAAGTAAGTTGAGTTATGAGCCGATTTGGGCGTATCGTGATGGTGACAATAATCCACTACCTCCAATTTGGCCTGCGACGAAGTTCATTGTAGACACATTACTCGCAGCACTTGGAAAAAAGAGTCTGCGAAAGTACATAGACTCAGAGAAAAACACTACACCTGAGGGACGAGATCAGCGAATTAGTGAACTACAAGAGGAATTATTTGGCGACGAAACTGAAACAGGGGATGCGATGAGATATGGCGAAGCAATTGTCGTCCCGCAGTCTTACAAAAAGGAAAATTAGTATGCTTGTAGGAGACTTGACCACTTTCAAGAGCTACAGGAAGAAGAATAATCTGTTGGCGCGTCAAATTGAGGAGAAATTCATCGTCAAGAACGTAGCTCCGAAGAAAACTGTAGTAGGTGAAGCGGGGGATTACCTGTTTATTAATGATGAGGGTGATCCTGATGTGATGCCGAAAGAGGAATTTGAAGCTACATACGTAGAGGTGGAATAATGTCAGTACAAGTAGGTGAATTTCCTGGATTCGCGCCCACTAATAGGCGTACTATACGCGCGCCCATCAATCCAATGGACAAGTCTACAGTAGCATCGATCCTACCGAAGCGGATTGTGGAGAGAAAAGCTACATGTCAGCCCGGAACATTTGAATTGAATCCTGGGACATTTGAAAATCCCAGTGTATTGGTGGTAGGACCGTCAAGTTGGTGGAGGGAAGTAGATGAAAATCAACCACTACTTGAAATACCAGTATCTTCGATACAGATTGCTGATTCAATTGTTCGTGACTATGCTAACGGGTTATTGGCATGTAACATGGCGGATCAAATGCCAGGATTATTTTACATTCCTGGTGAATTCACGGTTGAAAAACTTAAGAAAGAGCACACCGCACTCCTATTGAGCGCGCAGGCGAAGCAAAAGAAGTGGTTTCTTGAATTGGTGCGTATTGCAGACATTCTGTGGTCGCGGAGTAACGGAAATCCTTTAAGTATCTCAGATGATGCGCGCTTAGCTTGTCGAGAACTCAACATTACGAATAAACCGTGGTTGGGTGATGCTCAACAGGCTGAACTAGTGCGGTGTATTGCGTGTGGATCATTGAGAAACGCGCATTTCCCCATCTGTCAGACATGCAAGGCAATTGCGGACCCAGAACTAGCTAAGAAACTCGGATTGACATTCGCTACATAGGAGAGGTTATGCCAAATCAAGTGACGGTGACAGCTAAGACGGGACCAGACAGAACGAATACGGCGCTAGTGGTACCGCTAGTGTTGGGAGTAGACTTTCAGCTGGACAGCAAGAGGCTGTTCATTCAGACTGAAAATGCAGCCGGTGACAACATCAAGGAATACGATCTGACTGGTGTGACCACTGTGACCTGTACGATTACAACGGGTAATTGGGCATTTGTAATCTCGTAGGAGTGAGCCATGAGTACTTCAGCAGTATCGGCAGGTCAGATAATGGATCGTGTAGCGAATCTACTAAACGATCCTAATAAAACTGATTATACTTATGCTGTGCAGCTGCCGTATCTCAATATGGCGATTGAACAGTTTTCTGACTTGATGGCAGAGGCTAATGCACCTCTCACTAATTTAGTTTCATTTCATTTTTCACTTTCACCTATTGTGATTAAAGCAGGACTTAACTACATTGTTAATCCTGAATTTATAACTCCTCCAGGTGGTACTCCAGATGCAGATATTCCACGTTTACCACCTGAATTAATTGAAATTCAGGAAGTGATGGAGAGGCCATACACTGGTTGGGTGGTTGATCCTACTAAATTGCAGGCTGAAAGTGCTGATTTAGGAACGTATCGCAGATTACCAAGGAAAGAATTCACAGAAGTACTTCCTAAAACTAATTCTCTCCAATATTGGGTGTGGGAAAATGGTACTATCAGAACTAATCCTGCAACTATTGATATGGAAGTAATAATCAAATATGTCTATCAAGGAGTTGCCTATGCGGCAGGTCCAGATACTTTAATTGTTATGGTTGGTGCTAGAACCTATCTTGCTTATAAAACGGCAGCATTGTGCGCGATGTTCATTGGTGAAAATGAAACTCGTGCGGCTGTATTAGAAGTTCAAGCGGAGAAAGCTGTGGATACGGCTATTGCAATTGGTAATAAGGGTCGTCAACAGATTGTAACCCGACATAGACCATTCCGTGCTGCATGGAAAATGCGGGGAGGTTTTTAAGTCATGTCGCCGACTACTAGGGATCACGAACCACTAGTAATTGAAGATTTTGATGGGTGGTGGCAGAAGGGTGATCCTGAATCTGCACCGAGTAATCATTTCACTCAGGCTGATAACATTCAATACTTTCAGTCTGGATTTGAAACTCGGTATGGAATAGTTCCTTATGTATCTCCACCTCCTGCACTGAAACCAAGGAGGATTTACAACTACACTACACAGCAGGGTGATACTCTCCTCGTATTACATGAGGGTGGTAAAATCTATCACGTTAAGGGGAATAAGACTGTAGTTGGTCCAATTCTCGATATTCCTGCGATGGAGGATTTCGGATTCGTCGCAATTAATGGGCGCGCATATATCACTCCATTCAAGACATACACTGATCAGGCTGGTGAGAAGTATCAACTAGGGATTCAGAACGAATATCTCTACGTGTACAAAGGTGATGGGACTCCTGCTAGGAAGGCTGCTGGTAGTCCTCCTACCGGCGGTCCCCTAGTCGCTGCATTAGGAGCAGCTACATCGGGGAATAAGACTGATGCCGGATTGCATGTAATTGGTGTGGTGTATGAGACTGATACAGGTTATTTCACAGCGATTGGACCACAAGTAAGGGCTGAATTAGTATTCACTGGTGCGCATGAAATCGTGGTGTCCAACATTCCAGTTTCGCCTAATGCATGGGTAAAGAAAAGACACCTAGTATCAACCAAGTGGATTCCAGAGTACAATGGCGACCAGAATGGCTATCAATATTGGTTCATTCCCGGTGGTAACATTGATGACAATACGACTACGACGAAAACTATCACCTATTTTGATGCTGATTTGCTATCGGATGCATCGCATTTGGCTGATAACTTTGCGGAAATTCCTTCAGGGGTATATCTGAACACGTATCACTCACGTCTAGTAATAGTCGGAGAATACGGTACAACAGAGACATTGACGGGATTACCTGCTGGAGTGACTGATAACAGATCGATAGCAAGATTGTCAGTAGCAGGTGAACCAGAAGCAATAAATAAGGTAGATGGAATCATCGTGGTTCCACTAGATGGTCATCCACTTACGGCTGTCCAAGAGTTTAGAGATATCATGTACATCTTCAAGAAAACTAGGACATATGGCTACTCGGATAACTACGATGAACCTGTAACGTGGCAGGAAGAAGTGTTAGACCAAGGTATCGGCTCACCTGTTCATGGAATTGCGACGGTGTTGGATACAGGTGGTGTGAATATCGATTTTCTAGTTATTGTGAATTGGTCAGGTCTGATGCTGTTCAATGGTGTATATGCACAACCTGAGATGTCGTGGAAGATTGAGGACTTTTGGAGAGGACTCGACCGAAATGAATTCCATACAGTACAGATTGTCAATGATTCAATTAATAAGAGGATTTGGATCACATTACCATTTCCACATGTGAATAAGTTACTTTATGCTGACTATTCAGATGGAATGAATGCGAAGGATATTAAATGGGCTAGATGGATATATGATTGTATTGTATATACTGTTGCACTAATCGATACTGATAAATTGGTTCTAGGATCTGCTGGTCCTAAACCATCACTAGGAACACCGGCGGAGGTCTTAGATGTCACTTAGAGCCAGTGCTAATTATTCACTTCTGAGTATTTATAATATTGGTAGAGAAGCTGCAATTCCGCCTATGGTGTTTCCAAATATTAGCACAGATCCAAGTCAGAATTTTAGTTTCTGTGTTTGGTTCAGAGCAAATTCTAAGATTCCGGCACCACTAGTTACGTACAATGGTGTAGCCGGATCATTTATGAGAATTAGTAGTGATGGATTCAAATGGAATATGGATGGGCGTCATGTAGCTGTTGGACTTCCTATTTTACCTCTTGATAATATTGTAATGGGTCGTTGGACTCTAGTTTGTGTTTCCAAAAATGGACCTACAATTACGATATATCTTGGAGTAGAAGATTCATTGGATTTGAATCCGTGGGAACGAGTAGTTACTATAGATCAGGTAGTACAAACTAATTATTTGATAAATGAAGTATTTAGTCAAATAACAATTGTACTCTCTGATAGTGTTGATGTATGCAATTTCAAGTTTTGGAAAAGCGTACTTACTGAAGATCAACTTCAAACACAAGCAAATACATGGGTTCCAACTGGATCGCCGGCACCGATGTGGGTAAGTACACTTAGGACAGTAGGAGATATATCCAATATTGCTAATCCTTCATCTACAGTAAACTGGACTGCTGAACATGGATTTAGTGCTATTACTTCGCCCCAAAATATTAAGACCGGGGGATCCTTAGGAGCATGGAACGACCCCGCATATTTAGCATTCACTCAACCATGTCCAACTTGGGTGTATCCTTTTAATTTTCCGAATCCTAGCGGAATTGGAGATGTTTTCATTAATCCAGGTATGACTCCATCGGTTTCTGCTGTTGTTCATAAGGCACCGCAATTCTTTCAATTTGTGGATAGTGGTACGATTCCATCTCAAGATAGTTCAATTCAGAGTATCGTACACTATGCAGCTCCTTTGCATGATTCTACTTTAGGGCCGATACCATCTGATAGTTATGCATTGTATAAGGATGAGAATGGGGTAGAAGTATCACCGAATCTAACTGATCCTACTCAACGATTTGAACAGGATTCAGGAATTATAGTACCGAGTGCGATGACACGGACTAATATGTTCAAATGGCAATTTGGTGGTCAGTTTAGATGGCAACCTACTGGTGCTCCGGTTCCTTCTGGAACTGGAAGATTAGTTCATCAATTTCTCTATATTACTTTCATTGGATTTCCAACTGGTCTCCTTGTATTGTCCGAAGCAGATTTGAGTGGACTTTTTATATTGAGTACGAAGTTGCCTCGGGCTGACATATATCATGGAACAACGACTCTGAAAATTCCAGATCCTACAGTTCGTACAGCATTGATAGGTGAATAAATGCCTGTTGGAGCCGCAATCAGTGAGCAGAGTTCAGGTGAAGCTACTACCCATTTTGGTTCCATTCGCATTAGGGTGAATGGATCTGGTAAATTGAGAATGGCTGCATATTCACTCGATGATTTGAATTCTAAGACACTCGTTCCACTTGAAATGGAGTTGCGGAATCGGTATTCTCCGACTCGTCTGGTCAATTTTTCGGAACAGAGAGCTACGTTTGAACTGAAAACTATAGATTATGGTGATTATTTTAGAGTCAATCGAATCGTGATCTTTACGAAGGAACTGTATAAGTCGTATCCTGGTTCTTAAACATGGCGTTCAGGAAATCTACAAAACCGCCACAGTTTGCGGACTTAAAGGGTACTCTAGCACAGTCTAGAGACGTAGATAATTCCCTGTATCAAGTAGTTCAGGAGATTATTGAGCGACTCGCGGGTGCGCAGGCTGCTGTATCTACGACAACTATCATTGATGGTGGTGGACCAGGTGGTGGAGGAGGCGGTACTGATGCAGCTACATATCTCACAGCAGATAATGAGATCACCACATTACCAAATTCAAGGAAACTAGTTCATAGATTTGGATTAAAAAGTACAGATTCGACGGGAACTAGGACGGTAGATTTAGATTTAGAGTATTTAGGCAATTTTACACCGGGTCCGTTATACAGTGATGGAGACGTTGTAGTTGCTGCAGATAATATCGCTTATCTGTGTGTTAAGCCAACGAGTGATCCTCCTGTAACATGGCCCGGTGTTGGTATAGCTACTGTAGAAGGTCCACCCGGACCTCCCGGTCCACAAGGTATTCAGGGTCCAGTGGGACCAGTAGGACCAGCAGGTCCAACAGGAGCTACAGGACCAGCGGGACCATCAGGTGGATCAATTAATGATGCTACGTATTGGACTGCATCTCCCCATGCAGATTTGATAAATGAGCGTTCATTGGGTGCATTAGGAACTGGATATGTTCGGTCAACCGTAGGTGAACCATCCGTTGTAGCCACGATTCCATTGACCGATACGACAGGAATACTACCAGATAACCGATTGACTTCCAACGTAGCATTGAAGAATCAAGTCAATCAGTTCACTAGAAATCAGAGAATTAGTAATGCCGGGGGAGATATACCCAGACTTACGTTTACTGAAACAACTGGAGCACCAGATAAAAAAGTTTGGGAAATTAATCTTTTGAATGAAACTCTTAATATTTGGGCACTGAATGATACTGAAACTGCTATTATGGGTGCAATTACAATGTATCGTGATGGTGGTATAAATGCATCTGCTTTTGCTGGAAATGGTACTCAAATTACAGCCCTAAATGCATCTAATCTAGCAGTTGGAACTGTACCACTCCCAAGACTAGGAACTAATGCGCCGAGTATTTCCACGTATTTAAGAGGTGACAATACTTGGCAATCAGTAGATAGTATCTTTCCATCTGGTCTAATCGTCATTAGTATGTCGCCGTGTCCTGCTGGATGGACTCGCGTCAATTGGGATGGATTATTTGTACGCTCTGGTACTCCAGGTGGAACCGGAGGTACCACATCACATACTCATGCTGTCGGCACATATTCAGTAGGTTCACATAGTCACGGTGGTTCTGCGGGCGTGTCAGTAAGTGGTAATACTGATACTGTTGGAAATCATGACCACTCGTTTGGTGCGAGTTTCGCAGGAACAGTTGATGCTACCAATCCTGGGAATACGGCTGATGCTGGTGGAAGTTTTCAAGTGAATCTTCCTAACCACACACATAATTTCAGTGGTTCGTTTAGTGGTACTACAGGTGGCGGAGGCTCACACTCACATAATTTCAGTGCATCAGGTTCAGCTGGAATAGCCGCTGAATCACCACCAGTCGTAGGTACATCGGCTGCGGCAAACAACATTCCGCCATATATTGACGTGTATTTCTGTCAGAAAAACTAGCCATGATACTAAACTTTGAGGATGAGTTAGGTGAACGTCATTTTAGTTTCTGTTTCGTTGGATTTGTACTCGGTGGTAGTCTACAAGAGAAGAAGGGGATGCAGGTACTACGCACTGAGGTAGCAATATTCGAGAAATTTGAGTCAATTTCAGAGCTAAAACCGTGCGGTAAAAAGATGGTGAATGGAGAACCTGATAGGCAGTTAAGGAAGGATGGAGGTAAACAAATGCAGATTAGTCTACAGGAATTCGACCTTCTATTCAACTACGTCGCTCAGGTTCCATGGCAGACTGGTACTCCATCGCGTAATGCAGTTGATACGTTGGATTGGTTGCAGTCATCGAGTAGAAGAAATGGCAATTCCTGATCCTGCAACAACAAATTGGGTTCCTATCTGGAATCCACTTACTGAGGGTCCAGTAGGTCCGGCAGGTCCGACTGGTCCTACAGGTCCAGAAGGTCCACAGGGACCAATAGGTCCACAGGGGCCGGCGGGTACAATAGGACCACATCATGCTACACATGAACAGGGCGGATCTGACATAGTTCTATTTAATACTGGAGTATTTGAATATGGCCGTGCTGTTCCGATGGGACATTGGCAGGATCTTGTTCCTGTTATAGGAACAAATGGAGGAACTGCAACATTAATTACGAATCATGGTTATAGATTTATGGCTATTGGCAGAACTATTTTCTTAAATTATTATTTGACTATTAGTTTAGATTCTACCCCTACTTCGGTAACTCTCAACCAACCAGTTGGAGTTGTATCTATTGCTTATGGTTCCACTCCCTTCACTGATAGTAATGGATTTGGAGGAATGTGTCAGACTGACGGATCAACTACATTAAAATTATATAGAGATACTGGTGGGAGTACTTCTTGGGTTACTGGTAATCATACTATTACTGGAACTGCAATCATTCCTTTCTAGGAGATTCGATGAATGATTATTCGCGCACTCACTCCCGATGATCTGGTAGAGATTAAAAAAATCCACTCTCTACATTTCAAGAATGAATTCACACTACCAGATTTCATGAAATACATCTGTGCATTCGTCGTGGAGGATGAATGTGGCATCATTACAGCCGGTGGAATTCGTGATATAGCCGAGTGCGTGTTAGTCACGAACATGAGCCGTGACCCTCTAGTGCGTAGGGCTGGATTATACCAGATGTTGGATGCTACCACATTCGTCTGTAGGAAGTCGGAATACGACCAAATGTATGTTTGGAGTCAACAGCCCAAATATACCAAGAGATTGCTGAAGAACGGGTTTAGATTACCCCAGGGTCAATCACTCATTTTCGACTTATAGGTGAGGTATGGGATCAAACAATAAAAAGGAACAGGGCGATGATCCGAAGGGTAGAAGTAGGACTGCCATAGCAGAGCAGACCAATCGGTTCAATCAGCAGCAGGGTCCAATGGTCAATAACATGGCCATGAACTATGGTCGTGCTACTGAGGCGAACTATGGTGACTACACCGATGTCATGAATAACTATCGTGACATTGCTTCAGGTGGTGCGGGATCATACGCCGACATCGCAGGAGGTGGTGGCGGTGGAGGTGGTGGGGGCTATTCCGCATTCACTGTGTCACCGGGTCGTGCAGGATATGCAGATCCATTTAAGTCTTATGGAGGATACGAAGAATTCTCTAAGACTGGTGGATTCTCTGAGGGTGACATAGCGAATATGCGTGCAAGAGGCGTAGCCCCTGTTCGCGCTGCATATGCTAACGCTGAGAGAGAAGTAGGTAGGCAACGTTCACTACAGGGTGGATATGCGCCTAATGCTATCGCTGCTCAGGTTAAGATGGCACGCGAACAGGGGCAGGGGATGGCAGATGCTATGCAGGGTGTTGAGGCTGGATTGGCACAACAGCGTCAACAGGGTCGTCTCGCAGGTTTGGGCGGCATGAGTAACATTGAAGGTCAGAGACTAGGTGCTGACGTAGATATCAGCAAATTCAATACTGGTCTAGACTTTCAGGGTCAGCAATACAATGCTGATGCATACAGTCAGGCTCAGGCTCGTAATCTGGCGTCGGCTCAATCAGCTGGTGAATCTGCTGCGAATCGTGCATTACAAGCGCGTGGTGCGGATATGGACGATAGATTCCGCGCACTAAGTGGAATGACTAGTATGTATGGGACTACACCCGGAATGTCCAATATGTTCGGTAATCAACTACTGACTGGTGTAAATATGGGCGGTTCATTCGGTCAGGGTGTGATGCAGAATACCATCAATGCTGAGCGTTCACCCGGTCAGTGGGAACAGAATGCTGGCAGGGCGAATGATGTGATGGATTGGATTAATACTGGTACGGGTGTAATGAATGCGTGGAATAATCGCAGACAGCCCACTCAGACTGGTACTCCAATGACTCCGGCCCAACAGGCTAGAGTACTGAGAGGTAGCTAATGCCATACGGAATTGAACTTCTCCGCCTCAATAACATGTTCGGCCAGCCCACGTCACCATCACGGGGTGACTTGATGGGGCAGATGCCTGATGATTACATGACGGAACCAATCAATTTCCCGATTGGTAATCCGTATACTCCTGAACCATCAGTGAGGAATAATCCATTTCAACAGACGCAGGAGCCAATTGGGAATCCATTCGGTGACTTCAATCCGTCACAGGTGGATTTTGGTCCTCCTAAGCCAATTGAACCCATGTCTGTGCGCCAACAGGGAAATGATCCTACGTTGGACTTTCAGGCAGTAATGGACATGATTAATAAGACCTACACACCTGCTACGAGAGCAGGTAATAGATTCAATGAATTGTTAGACAATGTGCCAGAACGTCAAGAGCCTAATTTCATGAGTAGATTGGCTGGTGCAGGTGCGTATCTTGGCAATAAATCAAGAGGTATTCCGGGCGGGTATGAAGCTCAGGAAAAGGCGATGTATGCACCCTACTACCGTGAAATGATGGATTGGACTGCTAAGACTACTCCATTTAGTCAAGCTTCACAACAGGAAACTACGGCAAATAGTGTTGAGCGTCAATTGGCGAGTAGTGTAGCCACTTCTGCTGCACAATTTGCGAGACAACAGTCAACAGATGCGAAGAATCGTGCTGATGCGGAATTCAAGGACCGAAAACTAGCACAAGATGCGGAAATCGCAGCAGCGAAGAATCAGATTGCACGGGATAAACAGATACTTGAACAGAAGAAGCTATCTGGGCGGGTACAATTTACTACTAATACTCCGAATATGATGATGTGGGACATGGATGCTAAGAAATGGGTAGATACCGGCATTCCAACTAAGGACATGAGTACTGCGGAAAAGATGTTCTGGGAAACTCAGGGTCGTATTGCAGTTAATGCTGCTAGGTCGCAAGATCCGATGAGTCCAGGTGATACGACGAAGAATGAACAGAATATCATGGCGCGGGAATACACTACAACACCTGAAGGAGAGAGGTGGATTGAAATAGGAGATGATGGTCAATATAGGATGAAACAGCGGCCTGTAGTAAGACCATCTAACTTCCTTGGAATGGGTGAAGTACCGCAATCTGCACTAGATGAGTGGACTAATGTGTACAATAAGGTGTATAAGGGAGGCGTCACTACTCCAAATCAGAATCAGGTGAATCCGAATGTGGTACAGGCTCCTCCACAATCAGGAGCGGGTAATCAGACACCACTTCCTCCAGGCTATAGGGGTCCGCAGCTAAATACGCCGGGTGTACCCTATATTCAGCCTCCTCCATCTGCGGGGATATTGAATATTCCATCTCAGGGTGGAGTACCTAATATGCCACCTGCTGCACCTCAGGGTGCGCAGTCTACAGGTGGGCCGGGTATGCAACAGTTGACACCTGAACAGGCTCAACGACAGGCTGCTGACATAGCTTCAGGCAAACTGATTGTATGGGATCATCCTACTAATCCTCAACTAAGAATTGTTACTCCAAATACTTACAGGGATATTGAAGATTCGATGACCAAGGGTTGGCAGAGAGTTAGGTAAACACAATGCCTGATCCGCAGAATCCGTATGGTGTGACTGGTATTCAATATCCGACTAATTACCAGCCATACAGTCCACCTCCGCCTCAGATACAGTATCCGTCTACCTATCAGCCATATCAGCCTCCTATTCAGGAGCCGGGAGTATCATGGTCTAGCATGATACCGAAGGCTTCAGATGTGTTTACTTGGCCGAATGCTGCTAGGATGGGTATTTCTGGAGCAGCCGATTACCTGGGCGCACTTACTGGTCCGGGTTACTTCCCTATATCAGCTGCTGGCGGATTCTTAGGTGAATTTGTGGGTCAGTCGCTGGAAGATAAACCCTATAATTGGGGTTTAATGGCTACTGAAGCTGCAATGAATCCGCTATTCCCCGGTCCAAGTGTTCCGGGTAAGGGCGCAGGACTTAAAGAATTTGGAAAGTTTGCATTAGGTTCTGGTTTAGCTGGTGCTCAACAGGGTGCGTATGGATCATTACCACGTTGGCAGGCTGAACAGGGTAATTTAGCTAATCCTCTTAAATGGGAGTTACCATCTCCTGAATACTTTGGTGGTCAGACTCTTGCTGGTACCGCATTTGGTGGCGGTGCGATGGTAGGTTTGGGTGCTGTTCAGAAGGGACTACAATATCTACCTACTTCTGCTCCATCACCTGCTAATGCACCAGTTACAGGTTCACAAGATCCATTCCAACCATCATTACCCGGCATGGAGAATGTTCGGACTAGTCCTGATGCTCAGTATGGTCCCACGCCATTCCAGACACCTGCACGAGTAGACCCTGCTGATGCGCAGAATAGAGTATTCAATCAGATGGATGCGCAGACTCAGCAGGCGATTTTCGAGCTGACGATTCAGCGTGCTGAGGCTCAACGTGCGGGTGATGTAAGTGCGGTCACACAGATTGAGAATGCAATCCTCGAAGCTAAGATGAGGAATGCTGAACAACAGCGTAATTGGACTCCGCCTGCTCCACCTCCTGAAGCTCCTGCACCCATATTCGGTGACATGGGTCAGGATCAGGGTAATCTGAGTTTTGGTGCAGTACGTGGTGAAGGTGGTAGATTCCGCCAGCCGGGTCTATTTGAGTATACACCTCTTACTAGAACTGGTGATCCTACTGGTGGACCAAATGAATGGCAATTCCCACCTGCTCCTGAGCCTCCACCTCCTGATATGCCTGTAGATACACCACCTGCTCAGACTACGGGGCCGGACATCATCGACATGCCAACTAATCAGACTGAGTTGGCTATGCGTAAGGCTGAGGGATATAAGACTATTCCGAATCATCGTGGTCCAAATGGTCAGTTACAGATGGTGCGCGGTCAGATGGCAGACATGTTGCCTCCCACACCTACACCTGTTGCCGCACCTGTAGTGGGTCCAGTTCCGGGTACTGCGGCTGCTAGGAAAGTACCGGGTAAGTTTAGGATGGGGGATGATATTCCTGTTCCTACTGAAATAGTGGATGCTGATCGTAACTATGTCAAGAATATGGAAGATAATGGATACGCACCCATCAGTAATGAAGGTGGTGTAACTGTATTCCGACATGAGAGTAATCCTCTTCTTAAGAAATTATTGACGGATGAATCAGGTACATTCGACCCTCAGGAGATGTGGGAAAATCTTAAGAGATTATTGGGTAGAGAACCTACTCAGGCTGAATTGAATAGAGGAATGAATAGGCAGATTGAACCTGGTGATGTGACTGGTCGAGTTGCTCCATTCCAGCGTACTGAAACATTCAAACAGTTCTTAGCTCGAACCAAGAATATAACGGATAGAACTGATTTCGATATGCTACCAGCTCATATTCGAGAAGATTATATTAATCAATATGAAATCTCTCAAGGCAAAGATATTTCTCGCTTTGGTGAGCCTGGTCCAGATGATCCAATGTGGAATAGGCAAGAATCGAATCTACCGACTGAACCTGAACTTGATTTGATGGAGATTCGTGAGGCTCAGACTCCTAAACAAGTAGAGGATTTGATTGATTTTTGGCATAGAAAAGAGGATGAGTGGCGCGCATCTGGTGAGACTGCTTCGGCTGATCATGCACGTCAGATGGGTGATGCTGCTATAACCAGATTGAATGAATTGAATACTAAGACTACTAAAATATATCATGGAGATTCTCCAGAAGCTGCTGATTTACTACGTAGTGAAATAGCATCAATGGAGAATAGAATAGCTAATCCAGAACTAAGGCCAGATGGAACTAGACGTTATTCAGATAAAGTTTATGATCAAGATAGGAAATTTTTAGCTGAAGCCAAGGCTGACTTGGCAGCTATGGAACAACGTCTTGGTATTAGTTCAAGAGGACCACGCGCAGTCAGACCGGGTGATGTAGCTGTCCCAAGAACGGGTCAGATGGAATTACCATTCGGACCCAAGCGTGAACAACTAATTAATAAGATACAAGAATTAACTAAAGATGGTATTGATGAGACTTCTACTGAACTTGCTGAGACTATTGCGGAATTGACAGAAGAACAGATGCCACTTCCGCTCGAATCTGCTATCTCACCTACAAGCAAGAAGTGGACTGGATTAGTGAAGCAGTTGGATGAGATGAAGGCTCCTGATGCACTGTATAGGGAGATCATCGCATCACCTAATACGCCACCATTGAAGGCAGGAGAAACGTGGCGACAGAGGGTATTGAAGGGTATCGCATTCTTCGAGTCCAAGTTCAATAAAGGTATTGAAAGACTTGGTACTGAAGGTGGTGAAGAAGGTGCAATCAATATTGGTAGTATGACGGATGCAGTAGGAAGTACAATCCGTAACTTCTTTGCACGTGGTCCAGCAACACCTGAAAATCCTAAGGGAACACCATCGACATTCGAGCAACTATGGGGACTACCTACTGCCGCGACTACGATAGCTGACTTGTCGATGCCTTTAAGACAAGGATTAGCAGCCATCTTCACACCTGAATGGCGCGCAGGATTGAAGCCAATGTGGCAGTCATTCTGGAGTGCTGAAAAGGCTAGAGAAATAGACCAGCAGATTCGGAATAACAAGGTCCATCAGAAGGAGTTCAATCCATCTACTGGTAAGTGGGATCCAACATACGCTGAGCGCGCTAACATGAAGTTGGCGGAAGGTAGCGACATCAATTCGAGTGAACATGATGTTGCAGGAGCATGGATTGAAACTGGTGGCAATCTTGGTGGTGTATCTAAGAAGTATGAACAGTCGTGGGGCCGAGTTGCCAAGATGAGTAACCGAGCAGCAGCCACATTCCTGAACCATCTCAGGACTGGAATGTTGGAGCGGCTATCAGACCAGGCTCAGTTGATGGCTGAGGTGGGGGCTGAAACCGGAACAGTAAGGCCCAATATCTTCAAGCAGAAGGTGACACCAGAACAAGCGGCAGAACTGAATCCATACTACAATGACACGGCAGCTAAGACACTAGGAGACTACATCAATACGGCGACTGGACGCGCGCCACTCAAATTAGATGTATTCGGAGTGAGAGGTACGCCTCAGTTGAATCTAGAGTTCGCAGCTAAGGCGATGGGAATGGTATTCTTTTCACCCCGCAACATGTTTAGCCGAGCGCGCCTACTCTATCCTGGTACCTACACTGTAGCACCACCATTCGTCCGCAAGCAGTATCTCAAGTCTGCTCTAGCTACTGGTGCAGCATGGGCGACTATGACTACACTAGCTAAGGTAGGGGCTGAAGCATTAGGTTATGACGCTGAAGTAAGTTTAGATCCTGAAAGCGCAGACTTCGGTAAAATGCGTATCGGCAAGACGCGGCTTGACTTGGGCGGCGGATTCTTGCCCCAATACGTGGCGATGTGGCGTTTGTGGTCAGGGTTCTACCGATCATCGTCCACTGGTCAGCGACACGCTTATGGGCAAGGGTTTAGGCCAGAGACGGAGCGGACTCAAATTCAACGGTTCTTCGAGAACAAATTCAATCCGGCTGCGAAATTCGGATACGACCTGCTAGATGCGGCCCAATATACGCCATTCCATGTGGCGGATAGAACCGCGCAGATGTTCGTACCACTAGTTGCTCAGGACTTGTATGAGATGTTTAAGGAAGACCCGAAACTAATTCCAATTCTTATGCCGCCTGTTATGTTGGGTGGGGGTACGCAGATTTACGGTAGGGGTGAACAGGTCGCCAAGATTGTACCGAAGAATTGGGATTGGATTGTAAAGGGTGGTGGTGTGAGTGACATCGCGTATCCTGCGAATTGGCAGATTTTCGGCGGTAAATGATCACTCTTTCTCCTCATCTTTCAACCGTGCGTAGCCCCCGATGATGTGTTCAATCTGATAATCGGGGAATGTTGCATCGATAAAATCCATGAGCTTATCTGAATCGTCAGTTATCACGCGCGCTACGAGATAGACGATTGGCGATTCAGATTTAGGCTTCATCTTCACTTCAAACACTGGCATCAGGGGCATATTCATCCTCCACGTAATCAGTTGGCCGTTCTGTATGTGTCCCCAAGCGAAACTTACAGTAGACACAGGATTTACACCTCCCGAACATAACCGCACCGCACTTCACACAAGTCCAGTTTTTACAAGAGATGTACCAGCGCACATAGTCGTGGTCAGGTCCATCATGTAATTCCTTCGTTTCCTCGATGTGTGTAGGTCTAGGAATTATCATTTGTTTTTACCCGCATACAGTCGTTTCAACTCTTGGACCTGATTGTCTGGCATGATGTAGATGATTTGATTCCCGATACTCTCCGTCTTAATCATGCCGGCTTGGTCAAATGACATCATGATGTCGTCTAGTTCTGTCGCATCCTTGTAGTGCGCCCACATCTTCTTCAGTAGCATGGCACGTGAGATTTGATGTGTCTCCCGCGCAAGTAGTTCCTCGATAATCACCTTCTTAAAGTTCTTAGCTTCTGATAGACCCTTCTTCCCATGAGTCATTTCTCTCACGTTGCCTATCAGTTTCTCCGAATACTGTATTGCGAGAGTCATTGAATCCTCGTCAATGTACAGTTCGGGGCTGCGACTGAGTGATAGCAACATGGCAACCTTCAATACTGAGTCACCGAATCTGTTCAGTGTACCAGTCTCATCTTTCAATTCCTGAGTTGCCATCTGGTCTATGAAGTTATCGTACCACCGTTCATACACCAGACCTGCATCAGTGAAGTAGCCTACTTCACCTGTCGTAGAATCTTTATGCGGGTGCTTGAACTCCTCACTCTCCTCTCGTGATGCAAGTGGTCTGAATGGACCCTGTAGTTTCTCAATTTCCTTAAGATACTTGATTGACTCCTCATACTTCGGTGGATTTGTAAGGGGAACAGATAGGCTGTTAGCTCTGTGTCTCTTACTCTCCGAGATAATGAATGTCCTAGCGAAGTAGCCACCGTGTATGTCCTTCTTCCCGAAGAAGTCTGTTGAGTGCGCATCATTAGTCGCAGTCAACATGGTAATTGTAGGGTCTTTCAGGTTGAACTGTTCCATCTTCAACAGACTACGCCACTCACCTATATTGTATTGTCTGTCATATAGGTCAGTTAGTATGTCTGTTGCAACTTTATCTTCGACTAGACTGCTAGTCAGTTCGGAGCTACAGATGAAGGCTGTGGATTTAGCGTTGACTCGACCGCCGGGTACTGTTTGTGCAGTACCTAATTCCTTCAGTATCCCCTGAATGGAGCTACGCCCACTGATGATACGTGTGTTGTTCACTCCCCTAACTAATTGCTTAGCCATCGATATAGGGGGGCCTTTTTTTAATCCGGACTCTGCGTGAAACATTACGTAGATGTTCGGATATAGATTGTAGATTTGGCGGTTAATCCATACGTTATCCTTCACTACAGCCGAAATTGCAGCCATTCCGCCCCAGAGCCAAAAGTTTGTAGGAGACTCTAGTTCTGAGTGTTGGGAGAGTAGTTGATCGAGCCACGTCATTACACCTTCCTGTAATTTCTGTTATAGATTTCCTTTGCCCGTTCATTATTACAGGCTTTACATCTTCTACCACTCCGTTTGTCAATGTAAGTATTCTTTTCAGTCCATTCGTGTCCATGAATGCAATGAGTTTCTTCTAATTTCTTAGTTCTAATATCACCAGAGTTATCTTGTGTTGTTCCAATATACAGATGGTTATAATCCCAACAATTCTTATTTGGACATTCTAGTTTATGTAATACCTGATAGGTTTCATCAGACGTATCATAACCTAAGTATATTGCTGCTGCTACTCTATGAACTCGATGTTTTGTAGTCCCTGTTACAATTATACCATATCCTTTTTCAGTTAGATAACCATTGTATAATAAACAATTAGTTACATTATCGAATGTTGTTTTCTCCAGAATTCGTTTGATTAATTCA